TTGCATTCTTTGGCAGGTAAACCTATCGACCAGCCAGGCATCTTTGAGGGCTTGCTCAGGCTGCCGCCTATAATTTTTAATGCTTCTTCTGTTTTCATATATCCTTTATAATCCTATATTCTTTCTTTGTCAAGCTTGTGGCCTGTCGCTTGCTGCTTGACGCTTGAAGCTTGCGGCCCCTTTCTGAATAAATCAGCCGGGGCCTGACCAGTCGCGCAACACAGCATTCTCAATTACAGTTTCTGCTTACCGCTGTGCCTGTAATCACTGATCCCAGGACCATTGGATTGAAGCCGGCGTGCTTTGTTTTAATAACCGCGGTAACAGGCTTAACGCTGTATCCAGCGCCAATAGTCCAGGGATCAGCTGTTGATGTTCGAACCTTCTAGGCCATACAACACCTGATCCCAGATCCTGTTGTGGAAACCCCGGAGTACATCCACTCTCGACGCCTGGGTAAAAACAGGATCAGGGATCAGTTCTGGTCGTAGAAACGTGGGAGAGATAATCCCAAACCACAACCAGAAGTTGTCCCCGTCAATTCTCTAGAGTTTCCTCCACCCATAGCTATTGGGGTATTGACTAAATCAAATATAATGCTTGACTATCCTATTGTCAAGTGATAAAAAACATTTATGCAAAAAAAAATAGAAAGAGGTATAAATGACTAGAATAAGACTAAATCAAGAGTACAGAAACAAGATCGCAAATCGTATGCGAGTACACCTTGAACAAGAGGACACGCAAGAGAAACAAAAGTATGACGAGTTGAAAGCACAACAAGTTGACTTAAATGACAATGCGTGGAAAGTTGCCGAGAAAATAGTAAGACGACATTATACTGATGATGATGTTGAGAAAGCATGGTATCTACAAAATAAATTTGAGAATGTAAATACTATTGCTAAAGATAGTTGCTTTCACTTTCATTATATGGGTGAAGTTGAAAGTAGAGATTACGACAACAATCCTATTACAGAAACAAAAGCTATTGAAAAACATTTTGACTTTAGATTAAATGGTAGCTTTGATACTGATAGCAACAATAGTTATAATCGTTCCGACAATGAATATGGTTATGCTTTATTTCGTGATGAGTTAAAAGCACAGGAAGATTGCAACCCAGATATTTTGATTGAACAAGAGGGTAAAGAGAACAACCCACACAAAACAAAATATTGTGATAACAATAATCATTATCTTGGAAATGATGATAGTGGTTATGGCAAACAATGGAATGAGAAATACCAATTAGATTTAATTGGTAGAGATTATTGTAGAGATCGTTCTATTGCGTGTAGTGAACAAGAGTTTAAATTTTTAATTTCTTGGAAACAGGCAAAAGGTCAATTTGTTATGGCACATTACAAATGGATTAAATCTGTTTTAGACCAGATGAAAGAAATTAAAATTGGTTTAAAAGGTTATAAATATTTAGACGAGGCACTAGAACTTTGTACTGAACTTGGTTTAAATATTACTGACGCAGAAATAATTAGAACTAATAGTACAGGGTTAGTTATCTATAATCCTAAAAATCTTGCTGAAAGAATTAAAGGCATGAAGAACAAGAATTCTAGTAGAGCAGATAAGATTAAGGCAAGACTATTGTACGAAAAACAACAAGCAGAAAATAGTTTAAATTAAGCTATTGACAACCTATCCTATCAATGATAGGATAGGTACAGAAAGAGAGAAATACATATGACTAAAACATTTTACATTACTTACTGGGCAAGTAAGCATAAGAAACACATAACAAGACGTGGCAAACATGATGAGAAATCTAGATATGGAACATCAAAACAAGGTGTCCCTTATTACGTTTATTATGACCTAGATAGTCATGGATATAGAACAGCAACTACAACATGGAAAGTGAGGCACTAATGTTGAAAGCATTTTATTTTGCATTACATTTTGCAGTAATCTTTTTGGGTATAATCATTGCAATTCATTTTGATTTTACTTTAGGATTATTAATCGCAGGCACATTTACAGTTAAATGGTTTTTTATGTTCCCACAAATGGAGGGCAGAAATGAGTAACTTTAATTGGTGCCATGGTCCAAGTTGCCATACTCATCACACACAATCAAGAGTAAGAGGTAGCAAAGGCAATAAGGTTTTAAGAACTATTAAGATTAAAGAGAATGAATGGAACAAAGATTATGTATTCAAATACTTTTGTAATCAGCAATGTTTGTATCAATTTATTAATACACACTTAGAAGAAATAGTTAGGATAGCGCCAAGACGCGAGCCTCTTGAAACACCGATCAAGGACCCTGTAAAGAATACAGAATATAGATATCCACAATGGACCATTGAGAAAAGGACTTGACAATGTTAGACTTATCCTATATGATCCCAGATATGACTAAGAAAGATAATAACTTAATAAAAACAACTAATCCATATTCTGGTCAGTCTGCAATGCTAACGCATGAGGAACATGCGTTATATCATTTAATTAAACATGCAGAAGCGACCGAGCAATATGATGCCATGCAAAAAGGTTTGGATATGTTCAGTAGAAAGAATCCAGGCGCTTACATGGTCTTACTAGATTAAAACTCTCTCACCCAGGCGCTAACGCGCCTGGATAGTGGTCCCAATCCCATACCTAAATAATCTTGCAACACTAAAAACAATTCCCCTTACAAAAAAAGGGGTCCCACTACTCTAGGTTGTATTGCTTGTTTTAGACAGATAAGGGTGTTATAATACTTTTTCACTGTTAAAAAGGTGCAAAAAATTTTATAAAAAATTTTTTATGTTAAAAAAAGATATAAATAAACTGCCGTCTAACATTCGCTCTGAATACAGAAGATTAAAAGTTATGCATGCAGAGAAAAAAATACAAAGAAAAGCAAAAAATGATTTTATGGCTTTTGTCAAAGCTGTGTGGCCCGAGTTTATAGAAGGCGCACATCACAGAGTTATTGCACAAAAGTTTAATGACCTAGCAGATAAAAAAATTAATAGATTAATTGTTAACATGCCACCAAGACATACTAAGTCAGAGTTTGCAAGTTACCTTTTGCCAGCGTGGATGGTAGGTAAAAATCCAAAATTAAAAATTATTCAAGCAACTCACACCGGAGAACTTGCTGTAAGGTTCGGTCGTAAGGCTAAAACACTAATTGACAGCGAAGAATATTCTAAAATTTTTGATACAACTCTTCGAGAAGACAGTCAGGCTGCAGGAAGATGGGAAACTGCCCAAGGTGGTGAGTATTTTGCAGCTGGTGTTGGGGGTGCAATCACGGGCCGTGGTGCAGACCTCTTGATTATTGACGATCCGCACTCGGAACAAGACGCAATATCCGGTAAAGCTTTCGAAAGTGCCTACGAATGGTACACATCAGGACCACGACAACGTTTACAACCAGGCGGACAGATAGTTTTAGTCATGACTCGTTGGTCAAAAAAAGATTTAACAGGAATTTTGCTCGACAATCAGAAAAAAATTAAGGGTGATCAATGGGAAATTGTAGAATTTCCGGCAATCATGGAACACGGAACTAAAAAAACGCCGGTGTGGCCGCAATATTGGAAATTAAAAGAGTTAGAATCTGTAAAAGCAACGTTGCCTGTTGGAAAATGGAATGCACAGTGGATGCAAAACCCAACTTCTGAAGAAGGAGCGTTAATAAAACGAGAATGGTGGAGAAAATGGGACCAAGAATTTTTACCAGACGTAACTTACGTCATTCAAAGTTATGATACAGCGTTTTTAAAAAAAGAAACAGCTGATTACAGTGCTATCACGACGTGGGGTATTTTTTATCCAGAAGAAGGAGGCAAACCAAATATAATTTTGCTCGATTCTGTAAAAGATAGATTTGATTTTCCAGAACTTAGACGTGAAGCGCTAGAGCAATATAAATATTGGCAGCCTGACATGGTTATCGTTGAGCAAAAAGCATCGGGTACACCCCTAACGCACGAGTTAAGAAATATGGACATTCCAGTGATGACATTTACCCCAAGTCGTGGTAATGATAAGCACGTTCGAGTAAATTCTTGTGCCCCGCTGTTTGAGGCTGGATTAATCTGGGCTCCTGATGAACAGTTTGCAGAAGAAATGATCGAAGAATGCGCGTCATTTCCATATGGCGATCATGATGACCTGGTTGACAGCATGACCATGGCTATCATGCGATTCAGGCAGGGAGGCTTCCTACCCCATCCAGAAGATTACGAAGACGAAATACAACCACCTAGGAGGAGAGAGTACTACTAACTATGTCATTAAAGTCAGAAGCTATAAAAAGATTTTTAATTGCAGCAAGATCTCTTGCTAATCAAGGATTAAGCAAAGAAGCTATTATGCAATTTGCTAAAAATGAATTTGGTGAAGTAACAGAACTGTTTAAAAGACAAATAGATAATATTTTTAAAAAACCTGCAACAGGAATTGAAAAAATAAAAGTAAAAGATGAGGTGTTTGATGACACTGTAATTAAACTACCTGTTGATGATACAGGCAAACCTTTTAATCCTAGAGATCCACTTAAACAATACGACAAACCAAAAAAATTTAGATTAAACAAAGAAAGATTTCAAAAAGATTTTAATGTTTCTGATGACGAAATAGAAGAAATACTTAAAATGTCTTCTGAAGAACAAAGAGATGTTGTTAATAAATATATTAATAAAGATTTTAGAGAAAGAATTGAACTTTCTGATTATGATGTAACAAATTTAAAACCTAACGCTGAAGGAGGCATTGTAGGATACTACACAGGTGGTTTGGTTGATGTTGAACCAAGTCTATCTGACATTGGCCATGGTTCGGATGCCTTGATGGCACGAACAAGATTGCTTTCACCAGGATCACAGGGAACTACATCAACAGGTTTAAATTATTTATTAGCTGAAGACAATGACAACATAAGAATTCCGTTTTCAAAAGGTAAGGTTGTAGACAAAGCAAGACGTAAGTTTATGAAATATGCTGGCACTGGCATTGGTGGTATCGCTGCACTTAAAGCAGGATTAATTAATCTTGCACAAGATGCAGCACCAAAGATAGAAGCGGTAAAAGAAACCGTGGTCCAAGCACCAAACTACTTTTTTGATTTAGCAAACACAATTAAAATGTTTGGTAAAAAATCAAAAGCACAGATTCAAGATAGAATAGATGAATACTCTATGAAAAGTCAAGATGGTAAATCAGAATTAATATTGATTGAAGATGTTGGCACAGGTGAAACGCAAATTAAAAAAATTGGTAAAGAAAATGATGAGATGATTACTGAAGTTCAAACTATGGAATACTCACCGGGCCTAGCAAGAGCTGATGAAGCTGGTGTTCCTGCTGATGACTACCAAGAATTTACAGAATATAATTCTAGAAT